GAGCTTAAAAGGTTTGCTTTAGACTATAACATTTCAGTACACTTGGTGGCTCACCAAGTAACACCAATGAAGGGAGACGATGGTAGGTATTATAAACCAGATGTAAACCGTATAAAGGGTGGAGGTACATTTGCTGACAAGGCAGATAATGTAATGTTCATTTGGAGACCAGAGAGAGCTCTAGATTTCTCTAATACTGCTGTAATATTTGGCAGTCAAAAGATAAAGAAACAGAAGTTAGTAGGAGTGCCACAAGAGATTCATGGTATTCACTTTGATGTAAAATCACAAAGATATATGTTTAACAATAGAACACCGTTTACAGATATAGATGCCAAAAGAGGTTAATATTACTTTACCCACCTATTCATTTAGTGGCAAGAAGAAAATGCATTTGAACTTGAACCAATATAGAAATTGGCATTATAGAGTTAGTAGTAACGTCAAACGTAACTATTATTATTCTATACAAGAACATTTGGATTTTCAGTTCACTGGTGAGGTTTCAATTCATTATGAATACTACGCTCCTGATAAGAGAGTTAGGGATTTAATGAATGTGGTGAGTGTGGTAGATAAGTTCTTTCAGGATTCTATGGTGATGTGTGGTTGCATCTTAGCTGATGACACCAGTATTGTTAAAAATATAACGGTTCAGTATATGGGTATAGACAGAGGTAATTCAAGGATAGAAGCAACGATAAAATCAGTTTAATATGTATGTACAATTGTTCCCTATATATGGGGTGATGTTAGGAATCAACTACTGGAATACAGAGTTTGACACCGATGAAGATGTAGAGGAAATAGAACACCTCGTACAGATAATGTTTTTTATAATAGGTATATCATTTCACTTTTGGAAGCCAAGAACCTTATAGATGTATTGGCTACTCGCCATAAGGAGTGGTTCTACATGGCTAAGTCATTTGGTTGTGATGATGAATCTGCCAATGAACTTGTACAGGAAATGTACATTAAAATAGTCCATAGGCATTCTGATTCATTGTACAAGATTATGTACAACGAAACAGAAATAAATACTTACTATGTTTATATCGCTCTAAGGAATCTGTATCTCGATGGATTCCACAAGTATTCTAAGGATAATCATGTTCCTGTAGGAGAAAACATAATAGACGATGTAGATGAAGATAAGATGGAGGTAGAGAATCTATTTGACAATTTAGTGAGTAAGATAGACGATATAGTTTCAGATTGGTATTGGTACGATAAGAAGATGTGGAATGTGCATTTCTACGATAAGAAAAGCATGAGGAAGATAGCGAAGGAAACCAAAATTAGTTTAAGTTCAATTTTTAACACACTAAGTAATGGTAAAGAAAAAATCAGAGAAAGTGTCTTTGAAGAATACCAAACCTACAAAAGAAATCAGTAGAGGTTTAGGAGACACTGTAGAAAAGTTCACTAAAGCGACTGGCATCAAAAAGGTAGTCGAATGGCTATCAGATGGAAAAGACTGCGGATGCGATAGTCGTAGAGAATATCTAAATAAGATGTTCCCCTACAAGAAAACAGAGTGCCTATTGGAATCAGAATATTATTTCTTGGACAGTTACTATTCTGTAACCAGAAATGAAGTTACTCCTGAGAACCAAAATAAAATGATAGAGATATACAACAGGGTGTTCAATGAGGGAGCAGTCCCTACAAGTTGTAGTCCTTGTTTCAAAAATAATATACATAACCAATTAAAAAAAGTCTATGACCAGTACAAGTCTGATAAAGAACAGGAATAAGGTGAAGCAAGTCATTGACTTCACAGGAGTGCAAAATGGCAAACTCCACCCATCGGATATAGATGGTGTCCTTGAATTTGATAACAAGGTTTTGATTCTGATAGAGGTCAAGCGTAAATTTAAACCTATCCCTACTGGTCAAAGGTTATTACTGGAAAGGATTAGTGATAGTTGGCACACTAATGAGAAATCCATTGTTCTAAAGGTAGAGCATGAATGTGATGATGAAAATGTAGATATACCCCTTAACCAATGTAAGGTTACAAGGGTATATTATAAAAAGCATTGGGTTACACTTCCAGAACCACAAGGATTTGTAAACTACGTTAATAATTTAGGTAGAGAGTGGGATTGTAAAAAATGTAAATTTTAGATTTATGGGAGATAGTATTTCAAGTTATTGGAATAGAGACGACACAAATGGTAAACCAAGAAACACAAGGAGACTGAAAGATATTAGCGACCCTATAGTGGAAAGCGTAAAGAGTATGCTTACCCTTAGAAGTAAGGTTGGTATTGCAAAGTATGATACCACCTTGTACGATAGTAAACTTACTACACTTCAATGGCTACAGCATCTGCAAGAAGAATTGTTAGATGGAGCTTGTTATATAGAACGATTAAAAAAAGATTTAGAACAATGAAAGAGGTTACTATTATAAACATGAAAAGAGAGATAAAAGAACTGCAAATATTCTGCGTAGCCTTATCTAGAAGATTAGAGAAATTAGAACCAAGTAATAACGATAAAAAAGAATAATTATGCCTTTAAAAATGAAACCCAAGAAGTACGAAGAAAAAGTAGATTTCAACAGAAGATGCATGAATAATGCTAAGATGATTCAAGAGTTCCCAGATAGAGAACAACGCTTTGCAGTGTGCCAGACTCAATGGAAAGGAAACTTTGACCCCAAGCAATAAAATGTTAAAGTTTTTGTGATTGTTTAAATTTTTGTATAGATTTGCTTAAAACTATACGATATGAAAGTAATACTGAACTTACCCAAGTTATTTATCATATTCCTACTTCTGGCATTTTTCTATATACTTGAAACCATTGTGTATATAGTTTACTATCTTATAGAATCCCCACTTAATTTTATAGGGAGTCAGATAGAAAAGGTAATAAGGAAACTATTAAGCTACGTTAGATAATGGGAAAGACAAAAGAACTTTTAGAATACGAGTGGTTCTTAGAATCACAAAGAGCAGAGCTTCATTGGATGGAGCAAGAATATGAACAATCAAAAAAAGATTATGCAAGAAAGTATAACTACCTTAGACAACAAGGTCTGGTATAAGTCAGAATTATTAGAGAGGATGATGGATGATGAATTCTACTATCACTATCTCGGAAGAAATGCTTTGTCGAGTAGTTCGGTAAAGAAACTATTGGACTCGCCCAGAGCCTATGAAGATTCATTACTCTCAGGGTCTAAAACTAATCCTGCTTTTGAATTTGGTTGGCTATTCCATACTGCTATACTTGAACCTCACGTTTATGAGAAGCAAGTGTTTGTAGATATAAAGGGTAGGAATACTAATGCATTTAGAGAGGCTCTAAGTGAGCATCCTAGACCATTCACTTCGAAGGAGAAGTATGATGTAGAAAGACTGGCAGAGTCGTTCTATAGTAATTCAAGAGCTGTTGATATGTTGCAACACACCCAGAAAGAAGTACCTGCCATTGGTAATCTATTTGGGATGCCATTTAGAGCTAAGGCTGATATCTTAGGGGATGGTTATATAGTAGATTTAAAGACTACTGGAAACATCAATAAGTTCGAGTATTCTGCAAGGGAGTATCTCTATAGATGTCAAGCTTACATCTACTGTAAATTATTCGATGTAGATTTTAGGGACTTCACCTTTATTGCTATTGATAAGACTACAGCTACCATTGGATTCTATGGGGTGAGTGAGAGGTCTTTTAATGCAGGTAGGTACGATGTCGAACAGGCTATAGAAATCTACAATGAATACTTTGTAGAAAAGAATAAGGAAGTTTACGATTACGGATTAGAAGGAGATATATAATGTATAGACCTTTGCCAGAAGAATTAACCATTAAGAATAGCAAGATACATGGGCAGGGCGTATTTACTAAAGAGAATATAATCGCAGGTTATTGCCTTGGGGTAACCCACCATTATTGTGGGGAAACGATTAGAACACCTTTAGGAGGTTTTCTAAACCATAGTGATAGTCCTAACTGTTTTGTACATGATAACGAATCAGAGAGCCTCCTATACACTGTGAGACCTATTATCAAGGGAGAAGAACTAACAGTATATTATAGAAAGTATGATGTTTGAAACAATAGCAATATTTTACTTAACAGCGGTTATGGTTTTATTAGTCGCTTTATTTTTAAACAAGTAGTATGTATTTAGATAAGCAAGAATGTTTTGACGATATCCTTCACTCTCTTAGATTGGGAGTGCTTCACGAAGCGGATATAAGATACCTCTTAGACTTCTATAAGGAGACTGAGAATTACGAATGTTGTCAGGGCGTTGTAGATGCTTACGTTGAATTTAAAAGAGAAATAAATGGAATTGAAACAAATTAGAGAATTAGTAGAAGCTGAACTAAAAACAGACATCAGCACAAAAAGTAGAAGGAGAGAGATTGTATATGCAAGAGACCTCTACTTTAAACTAGCAAGGGATTATACCAATTCATCGTATAGTCAGATAGGTAAAGAGGTCAGTAGAGACCATGCTACTGCTATGCATGGGTATAAAACTTGTACAGACGTAATATTAAAATATGATATCAAGTTTATCAAATCTTATGGTAAGCTGACAAGAATATTGAATCGCATAACCAATGACCCTCTTAAATATATACAGCCTGATAGTTACTACAGGGAAAAATATAAGGATTTGATGTTAGACCACAGATTGCTTATTCATAAGTTTAGAGAGGTGCATTCTCAATTATCTAAGATGAAAGGATTGGAGGTTCATCGTGAGTAGTGAGGATGGGAAAAGACCAATGAAGAAAAAGGTTGATGGTAGACGCAACAACGGTGCTGTCAAGGGAGTTTACAGAGGTCAAGGTAGACCTCGAAAGACTGCCGATAAAGATATAGCAGGAATGACCCTTAATGCCATGAAGAAAGCTTTTGGTAGTGAGGAAAAGGCTTGGATAGAGGTTGCCAAATTAGCTAAGGAAGGTTCAGTTCAACACATGAAGTGGTTGCTTGAATATCGTTATGGTAGACCAAAAGAGCAACAGAACATAAACATAGACACCAAGGTAAATATACCAGTGATAGACTTTAGTAAACCAAAGACAATAGACATAACACCAGAAGAAGATGGACAAGAAACGTAGAATAACAAACCCTAATGAGTTCCCACAGGACTTTTGGAATTATTTAGTGAATCCAATATTAGGGTATTATGTAAAACCTGCCCAAGATGTTTACGGTAAAAGAAACGAGAAAGATGAATAAAGATAAAATAAAGTTTATTCCATGTGATGAATTTCAGCAGACTTATCATTGGCAAAAACAAAAGAACGTTAGAAGTAAAAGTAAGTATAAATCACTTTACAATACAAATAAAAGAAAATAAGGAAAAATATCCAGAGAGGTTTAAGTAATGAATAAAGTAAATCTAAATTCTAAATACCAGTCGCTATTTGATTCAGATAGCAGATACAGTGTGATTACTGGAGGTAGGGGTTCGGGCAAATCCTTTGCAGTAACGGTATTTTTAGTGTTGCTCACTTACGAAAAGAACAACAAAGTCTTGTTCACTCGTTACACAATGAGTTCAGCGAGTATGAGTATCATCCCTGAATTTATTGAGAAGCTGGAACTGATGGGAGTGATGGAGCATTTTACTGTTACCAAGTATGAGATTATAAACAATCTAACAGGAAGTTCTATATATTTCTCAGGTATAAAGACTGCAAGTGGAGACCAGACTGCCAAGCTTAAATCTATCAGTGGTGTCAATACTTTTGTATTGGATGAAGCAGAGGAACTTACAGACGAAGAAAGCTTTGATAAGATAGATTACTCTATTCGTGCTAAAGGTGTAAAGAATAGATGCCTGTTAATTCTAAACCCCACCACAAAAGAACACTGGATATACCAGAGGTTCTACCAGAACAGGGAGATACCAGATGGATTCAATGGGGAGAAGAATAACGTAAATTATATCCATACCACCTACCAAGATAACATTGAGAATCTAAGCGAGTCCTTTGTGAATCAACTGGATGACATGAGGGTTCGCAGACCAGATAAATTTAGGCATCAGATAATGGGAGGTTGGCTACAGAAAGCAGAGGGTGTAATCTTCACTGACTGGCAGATTGGACAATTCAATGAGGGTGTAGATTTAAAGGCATGGGGCTTGGATTGGGGATTTTCCAGAGATGCCTCAGCTCTTATAAAAGTTGCCATTGACAAAGATAGAAAAATAATCTGGGCAAAAGAATATTTATATAAAAAGGGATTGGTTACTTCTAATCTATATGATGAATGTATCAGACACGCAGGAAAGGAACTAATTATCTGTGATAATAGTGAGCCTCGATTGATTGCAGAACTATCCACCAGAGGATTGAATCTAAGCCCTACAATAAAAAAGAAAGGTAGTATATTATCTGGTATTGCACTGATGCAAGACTACACTATAAATGTAGAAGGGGAGAACTTAATCAAAGAGTTCAATAACTATGCTTGGGCAGTAAACGGAATAAAGCCTATCGATTCCTATAATCACCTTATCGATTCATTACGCTATGCTGTACAGTATATGTTGACACGTTCAGTGCCAAAAGGAATGTATATTGTAAAATAAATTTGGTAGAGTCAAAAATATTTTATAGATTTGATTGTTATTAAATACTAAACCTTTAGTTTTTCATTTGTTTTTAGTTGATTAAGTTTGTTTTGAGAGCCACCTGTAAAAGGGTGGTTCTTTTTTTTGTCATAATATTTGGCAGTTGGAAAATAATTACTATCTTGCACTCGGATTAACATTAAAACTATATTATTATGACTATTACACTACAACAAATTTTAGACAAAGTATCGACAGGTAAAGTATTCTCTGCTAACTTCATTAAGAAAGATGGTACTGAACGTACAATGAACTGTAGAACAGGTGTTGTAAAACACGTCAAAGGTAAGGGTAGAAACTTCGACCCAATAACCGCTAACCTTATTCCAGTATTCGATATGAATAAGAATGGCTACAGATTTATCAGCTTTGATAGATTGAATTGGATTAAGATAGAAGGTGAAACGTTTAACTTTAATAACAAGTAATTATGGAAACTAAATTCAAAAAAGTAATAGACTTCTACAACACGACCACACCAGAACAATGGTGCTACTTTCTGAATCTGATTTCAGATAGGATTTCAATACCCACTCCCAAGAATGATAAAGATGGGAATAGCTATATAGATTGTGTTGGTATATCTCAAGAGGCTCCTGTATGTCCCAATGGAGCTACAATACAAATCAACACTGAGGACTTTGAGAAACATTCTAATTTAATTGAATCATGAGAACACCAACAATGAAAATCACACAACGAAGCCCAGAGGCTTGTTATATTACTATAGAAAATGAATTTGGTAAATATACATTCTACATTGACAACTCCACTGGAGAACAAATTATGAAGTGTTGGAGTGAGGAAGAACAAGACCCAGTAAAACTAATACATGATATCTGGAACGCATGATAGACCCAACAAACGACAAATCAGGAGACATCTTTGAAGAAATAGTAGGAGATACCTTAAACGCAATAGAAGATAACCTGAGCTATATTATAGATGAAAATCTAAATACCTCAGCAGTAACAGGAGACTGGCATGAATGGTTCTGGGATAACAGAAACGAAATCAAGGAAGCTATAATGGATAAGATTAAAGTAGATTTATAATGGAATATTTAGTATCAGAATGCTGTGGTGCAACTCCATGGCTCGGAGAAATAGAAAGTGAAAGATGTGGAGACTGTAAGGAATGGACAGAATTTATACCAGAACAATGAGAGGTATAGACAAGTTACTTAGGTTTGACCAGCTCAGTAGGGAGTCTCAGATAGAGGCTCTCTACAATGAGAGGTATGCAACAATAAAATCAGGATATGTCTATGCTGACGAATCTATGAATAGTCTATTTGAATTTGCTGATATAGTGAAAGCTAAGATTTCTTACTTTGACATAGATTTTTATGATGAAAATCAAGAGAGTTACTGTACATTCAAGCCCCAATGGAAGTACAAAGAGATTGATTGGCATGAGATAATTCAAAACCTATCTAAGACCGATGGATTGTTCACTGGATACTTTGCAGATATCCACCTATTTAGAGAGCTTAGAGAGGCAGTTTATGAGGACAATGAACTCAACCCTAACGTAATCCTTAAAAGATGCTTTAACGAGTGGCTGAGAGCCTGTAGAGAGGAAGCAAATACTTATATAAGTGAGGATTACCTTAGAAGTAAATTTGAAGCAGGTGATTTCCTCTTTTTAGAGGATGGCACTTATTTCTCAAGAGGGGATAATCCCCTAAGTTATTTAGTTTAATTTAATATAATAAAAAATGGAATCATTATCATTACAACAAACACAAGAAAGGCTATCAGAATTAGTCCAATTCAAAAAACAAAACAAAACAAATGTAAAGTTTGAAGTAGGAACTACTGAGGATTATGGCTTGTTTAAGTTCTTTAATTACAACAGAGCTATCAAGGTAACCAATCTAAAAGCAATAAAGAAGGCGATTCAAAAGAGAGGTCTTATAATGCCTATTTTGGTAACCAAAGGATTTCAAGTTATCGATGGTCAGCATAGACTGTTGGCTTTACAAGAACTCGGAATGGAGGTGCATTATGTTATAGCCCATGATTATATATCTAACGATGTAGAGGAAGTAAACAACATCGGGTCTAATTGGGATATTAGAGCAAGAGTGAGCAATCTAGCAGAACACGGAGATGTAAATTGTATTGAACTTTTAAAGATGTATAAAGAATGGGGTCATACATTTTCAGAAGGAACAATCAATGATGCTTTCTTTAAAATAGGCACGATGTCATCAACAGCGATAAGAAACAAAACATATACTATTCATAAAAATCTTGGAACTGAGGTTTTAGAAAACGCTATAATCATGAGCGAGATAGTGCCTAAAGCAATTCAGAATAAATTCGTAAGAGCATTAAAAAGTGTTATGATAAGTAATACTAATTTCGATATAGATACTCTTAGATATAAAGCAGAGAGCAGGAGACTAAATGTATATAACAATGAGAGTGAAATTAAAGAGGAAATCATTGAAGTTTATAATTATCGCACCAGAGAAGTTAAGAGAATAAAATAAATTCAATAGGTGTAAATTCAATACCCTCAAATGTGAATTCAATACCCCCCAATGTGAATTCAATACCCCCTTTTTTGGGGGTTTTTTTATTACCTATTTTACATAATTTTTAATATGTTAAAGTTTTGTTAAAATTGCCTAAATAGTTTTTTCCTTTACCTTTTTTTCTACTTTTACGGGTGTGCAACAATAACACAACAACAAAATTTAACTTAAAACACTGAAAATGAGTAACTTAACAAAAAACGAACTGATTAAAACATTGAAAACCAACATTTTACAAAATGAAAAAACCTTTATTTCTGTTACATTGTCTAGAGGCAACAAAAAGAAATTCCAAATTGTAGCTTTTGAAGTTAACGAAAAAGGAGAATATGAGTACTCAATTAGGAGTGTAGGTTCTGAATCATGGATTATTGAGAAAATAACAAAAAACTGTATTTATGTTTATAATTACAACATGTTTTTTGATATAGACAGAAAGAAAATAAAATTTACAGATATAGAATTATCATTTTAACAAATCAAATATTAACTAAAATTTAAAAACATGATAGAACTACTACAAAAGAAAACAAGGTTTTTTAGGGGACAAGTAATTGGTATTGATTTTTTATTTGATTATGACATTGAGATATTTACAGACTTAAATAATGAGATTGCGGATTATAGCGGTTGCAGTTTTAAAACCGCTAAAAAACTATTAACTAAAATTTAAAACAATGGAAAACACAAAACGACAAAACAAACTAATTACAGTACTTAACACAGTAAGCAAAATTTTATTAACGCTTATTTTTTTAGCTTTATTTACATTAATAATAAAACATTCATAATAATGGAACTATTAACACAAAACACAAAATTAAAGAGTACTTCAAAAGAAATGAATAAACGGGTTTTTAACTTTGGCATTACTGCTTATAAAAGTATGTCGGGGAAGTTAATTTGTCCCTTTGCCAAAGATTGTATAAAATTCTGTTATGCTCAAAAAGGGGCTTATTCATGGAGCAATGTAAAGCCAGCTTTTGAGAAACGTTATGAATTAACCAAAACTGATGATTTTATCAATTTGATGAATAGCGAAATAAAAAGAAAAAAAGTAGATTTTTTGCGCATACATGATAGTGGAGATTTTTACAGTAAATTATATATCCAAAAATGGTTTACAATTGCCAATGATAACCCAAACGTGAAATTTTATGCCTATACAAAAAGTTTTATATTATTTCAAGGTTTGACCATTCCTGATAATTTAGATATTATTTTCAGTGAGGGCGGGAAACATGATAAATTGATTAACACTAAAATTGACCGCCATGCACGTATTTTTGACAATAAAAATGACCTAATAAAAAACGGTTATATTGACGCATCAAAAAATGACTTGATGGCCACAAAGTTTTTCAATAAGTCAAACAAAGTAGGTTTAATCTTTCACTAAAAAATAATATGGAATTTAGAAAAAAAATAAGTTATACAATGAGCAACGGAAAAACCGTTACTAAAATAAAAACCTTTAGAAATTTACAGCACTTTGATAATTACTACAATAAACTTATTAAATCGGGGTGCAACGTTTCAAGCATGGAA